GCGGCCTCGCAGATCTACACCATGCTCATGGATTACCCGCATGAGGTGAAGGTTCAGATCGATGGCGTAGCAGCCAGCGCGGCCTCCGTCATCGCCATGGCCGGCACGAAGGTTTCCATGTCCCCTACCGCACTCATGATGATCCACAATCCTTTCACGCTCGCCCTGGGGGACAGCGAGGAGATGCGCAAGGCGATTCAGCTGCTGGATGAGGTGAAGGAAGGCATCATCAACGCCTATGAGATCAAGACAGGCCTCTCGCGCACCCGGCTGAGCCACATGATGGACGCCGAGACTTGGATGAATGCCAAGATGGCCTTGGAGCTCGGCTTCTGCGACGAAGTGCTGTATCAGCCCGAAAAAGCGGAACAGCCCGAGAACAGCTTCACCTTTTCCCGCCGGGCAGTCACCAACTGCCTGCTGGGGAAGATGAAGGTAGCAATCCCTGAACATCCCCCTGATCCGCCTCCTGATACTCCCCCGGCCCCCATCCCTGAGAAACCCCCTATCCCTGAAGCGAATAAACGTGTGAACGCGTCAGACCTTGAGAAAAGGCTGGCGCGTTTTCTATACCTATGAGGAGGAAACCATTGAATCAGATCCTGGATATGCGCGAAAAGCGCGTGACCCTGTGGAATGCCGCCAAGGCCTTTTTAGACAGCCGTCGGACAGAGGACGGCACGCTCTCCGCGGAAGACGCGGGCACCTACGAGAAGATGGAAGCGGATGTCATCCGCATGGGCAAGGAGATCGAACGCCTGGAGCGCCAGGAGGTGCTGGACCTGGAGTTTGACCGCCCGACCAGCCGGCCGCTGACCTCTGCTCCTGAGACTCTGAAGGACAAAACCAAGGCTGGACGTGCATCCGACGAGTATAAGAACGCCTTCTGGCGCTCTATGCGCGACAAGTCTGTGTCCTTTGAAGTGCTCAATGCACTGCAGGTCGGTTCGGACAGCGAAGGCGGGCATCTCGTCCCGGATGAGTATGAACGCACCCTGGTGGAAGCCTTGCAGGAAGAGAACATCTTCCGACGCTTTGCCCACCTCATCCGCACCAGCTCCGGGGATCGGAAGATTCCGGTCGTGACCAGCAAAGGCACAGCTAGCTGGATCGAGGAAGAAGCACCGTATCAGGAGAGCGATGATGCCTTCGGCGCAACCACGATTGGTGCCTACAAGCTGGCCACCATGATCAAGGTATCGGATGAACTGCTCAATGACTCGGTCTTTGACATCGCCGGCTATATCGCCAAGGAGTTCTCCAGGCGAATCGGCTCGGCCGAGGAAGAAGCCTTCATCACCGGCAATGGCAGCGGGAAACCGACAGGCCTGCTGCATGCGACCCTGGGCGCGCAGCTTGGTGTAACTGCCGCCTCCGCGACCGCCATCACCTTCGATGAGGTCATGGACCTGTACTACAGCCTGCGTTCCCCCTATCGTCGACAGGCTGTGTTCCTGATGAATGACAGCACCGTCAAAGCCCTGCGCAAGCTGAAGAACGGCGCCGGGGATTACATCTGGCAGCCCTCGATCACCTCCGGCACGCCGGATAAGATCCTCAACTGCCCGGTCTATACCTCCGGCTTCGTGCCCGCGATCGCGTCTGCCACCAAGTCCATCATCTTTGGTGATATGGACTATTACTGGATCGCGGATCGCGAAGGGCGCAAGTTCAAGCGCTTGAATGAGCTGTACGCGCCGACCGGTCAGGTTGGTTTCCTGGCCTCCCAGCGCGTGGACGGCAAGCTGATCCTGCCTGAAGCCGTGAAGGTGCTGCAGCAGAAAGCCTAAGCACAAGAACCTGTGACTAAGCAGGGGTTGTTCCTTTGAGCAGTCCCTGCTCCTTTTGGAGGAATGAAATGAGCAATACCTACAACACACGCAACTATGCCGCCCATGGCGGCGGTGAATGGGTCATCGGCGGCAAGCTGACCATACTGGAAGGCGCAGAAGTAACAGGCCTAGCCGCCACGGCTGCCCCAGCGAGTGCCGATGCCCTGGGTGGCGTCAAGCAGGCGATCAATCAAGCGGACAGCACGGCATCCACCATTGCAGCCTTGAACCTGGAGTTCAACAGCCTGCTGGCCAAACTGAAGGCTGCCGGCATCATGGCGCCGGATCCGGCAGGCTAATGAAAGGAGGACAGCATGATCCTGACAGTTGAGCAAGCAAAGGCGCACCTGCGTTTACAGCATGATGAAGAGGACGCGTTCCTGGCTTCGCTCATCTGTCAGGCGCAGGCTGTTGCCGAAGACTACTGCCGCCTGGCCTTTGATGAGACAGCCCCGCAGGCCGTGCGCCTGGCTGTGCTGCTCATGGTCAGCCACTACTACGAAAACCGGGATAACCCGGATAAACAGACCTACCTCACCATGCGCATGGCCTTTGAGAACCTGCTCTACCCGCACCGCAATATGGACCTAATGTTCTGAAGGAGGTGACCCTGGATGCGCGGCTATAAGAACTTTGAAAGCGATCCACATCCTGGCGATCTGCGGCATCTGGTCGAGATCGGCTATACCGAGAACCAGATCAACGAGAACGGCTACCCGGATCCAAAGGATGTGGTGGTCTGTAGGGTCTGGGCAGCGACGGTTGACGCGGGCAACCAGCACTACCGGGCAGCAGACGTGATGAACGCAGAAGCCGTCATCAACTTCACCATCCGTTACCGAAAGGACATCAAGCCGGGCATGTGGGTGCGGTTCCGGGGCGACAAGTGGAACATCTCCACCTTGGGCGAGTACTCCTTCAAGCAGCGCTATCTCGGCCTCAAAGCCTCCATCTCCAAGGGGGTGAGCGGATGAAAAGGGTGCAGCAAGCCCTCGAAGGTATCGGTATTCCGGTCTTTGCTGGCATCTGGCGAGCCACATCCAGCAGCCCTAACGCGCCGGACCAGTATCTGGTGTATTCGACCACCACCAAGGAAGAAACTCACTTTGACGATAGGGTCATAGCGACCCGCACCTTTGTCTACCTGAACCTATGGAGTGCAGGCGACCCGACGGCGACGGCTGCCCGGGTCCGCGAGGCCATGTACAGTGCGGGCTTTGGCATGGTGGAAGAAACCGACCGAGGCTACAACGAACCAGCCTACGACGTCGGCACGCGCATGTATACGGTCCACTGGACCTGGAGCCTTTATCAGGAGGTAGCTCGTGGCAATTGAACTGCGCGGCTTTGACGACCTGCGGGATGACCTGATCAACATGGCGGCTGCCTTGGAGCAAGGCCCGGGTGTGAACCGTGCACTTCAGGCAGGCGCTGCCCCCATTGAGGAACAGATGCTGCACAACGCGTCCATTGACCCCAAGATCATCTCCGGTGACCTGCACGATTCCATCCGGACCGGATCGGTCAAGAAGAGACGGGATGGCGGCAAGCGCATCACCATTGGCGTGCACCACAAGGAACGCGGCGCCTACTATGCCAATCCCGTCGAGTTTGGACACGGCGGACCTGCCCCTGCACCGGCCCATCCCTTTGTGAGGCCGGCTTTTGATGTGAAGGCCTCAGATGCCTTTGAAGAAATGAAGCGCGTCCTGCGGGACGAAATAAGCAATACATAAAGGAGACATATGCCAGCAACCGCATCGCCTGCCGTGTCCAGCACGGTGGGCTTAAAAAACATGGTCATCGCGCCGCTGACAGTGGATACGGAGTCCACGGTCACCTATGGCGCCCTGCAGCTTGTCGCCGGCGCGATTGAAGCGACCATTACCCCGGAGAACACAGACCCTGAGGTCCAATATGCAGACGACATCGAGTTTGATGTCCTCTACCCGGATCCGGAAATCTCCTTCAAGACGAAGATGGCGGACATCCCGCTGTCCATCCAGGAGTCCATCTTCGGCAATACCATTGATGACAATGGCGTCCTGGTACGTGCCGCCGTGGACAAGCCCCCCTACTTCGCCGTCGGCTTCAAGTCCGAAAAGTCCAATGCGAAATACCGCTTTGTGTGGCTATACAAGGTCCGCGCAAAGCCTGTGACGGAAACCTATGCCACCAAGGAAGGCGGCACGATCACCCGTCAGACCGGTGAAGTGGAGTGGACGGCCATCAAGCGTACGCATGACGGCCTCTACCAGGCGATTGCGGATGAAGGCGAGAACGGCTTCACCACCGCCATGGGCGCAACCTTCCTGGAAACTGTGTATGACCCGACCTTCACGGTGACACCCTAAGAATAACAAGCTGCCGCTCAGATGATGACTGGGCGGCAGCGACTTTTAGAAAGGGAGGTGATCCCATGGTGACCTGTACCCTGGGCGCAGATAAGTACAGCGTGGATTTCATATCCGGACGCGCGCTGCGGGAGATGGAACCCGCCTCAAAAATGTATGGAAGGCTGGTCGCCTTATCCAAGGCTGCGGTGGAGGGTCAGGACGTTTCAAACGAGCAGCTAACGATTCCGGAAGCCCTGGACACGATGGTCAAGTGGTTCTGCATCCTCTTCGGGAACCAGTTTTCTGTGGACGATGTTTACGACCACTACCCTGCCGATCGGCTGATGCATGACATCGCACTGGCGATCATGGCGGTGCAGACTCAGACCACCGAGGTGCTCGACTCTTTTCCTACGAAGCCGGTAGCTCAGGAAGCGAAGGAGATCCTGGAGAACCGGGCGTCCTAAGCTTACCGGAATACATCTACGCCACATACAACACGCTGCTCAAATCCGGCTGGCGGATGCAGGAGATTGATGGGATGGACATGCTGGGCTTTCTTCAAATGCGAGCCTGGGATGCCCGGCGTGAGCATGCCAGTCAGGAACCGAAAGCAGCTTTTATCGATCAGGTGTGGCCTAACATGAAATAAGGAGGTGCTCTCATCAGCGAAGTATTGCGCGAGTTAGTTGTTGCACTGTCACTGGACAGCGACAACTTCAGCCGGAACCTGCGAACCATCAACCAGCAGATCAAAGAAGCGGAGAGCACCTTCAAGCTGGCCGGCGCAGGGGTTGGCAACTTTGAAAAGACCATCCAGGGAACAGAAGCCCGCCTGAGTCTCCTGAACGCCAAGCAAAAGGAACAGACCCGGGCTGTTGACCAATACTCCCGTGCCTTGGTTCAGACCAACCAGAAGCTGACAGACTCCTTCTCCCGTCAGGAGAAGATGAAGCAGTCACTGGAGCAGGCGCGTGCCGAGTACGAGCGCCTCAAAGGAGAAGTGAATGCGGCTGGCCAGCAGTATAACCGCCTCCGCAGCTCATTAGGGGACACAGACTCCGCCACCATCGCCGCCAAGCAGAACCTGGAAAGCTTCAAGGCAGAGAGCCTGGCCGCCAGGGACAAGGTCAAATTGCTGGAAGGCCAGATCAAGTCCAACAGCAAGACCCTGCAGAACAACGCGGACGCCGTCTCCAAGGCCACGACCAACCTGAACCTCGCCCAAGCGGAACTCAAAGCCACTGAGGTAGAGCTCAAGCGGATGACCCAGGAGCTCTACCGGCAGCAGTCCGCATGGACCAAGGCCGGGGATCACCTGACAGCCTTTGCCAAGAAGGCCGAGGATACCTCAAAGACGCTCGTATCCGCCGGCCGGGGGTTCTCCCGCGCGCTCACGACGCCCATCCTAGCCTTGGGGGCTACGGCCATCAAGTCATCGATCGACTTTGAAAGTGCCTTCACCTCTGTGCGTAAAACGGTAGACGCTACCGAAGAAGAGTTCACCGCCATATCAGATGCCATCAAGCAGATGTCCACCCAAGTGGCATCAGCGGGTACAGAGATAGCAGAGGTAGTCGCCGTTGCGGGCCAGATGGGCATCTCCAACGATCACCTCATGACCTTTGCCCGGACCATGATCGATCTGGGCAACAGCACGGACATCGTGGCCAATGAGGCCGCATTGACCCTCGCGAAATTCGCCAACATCACGAAAATGAACCAGGCACAGTTCCAGAATCTGGGCTCCGCATTGGTCGACCTGGGCAACAACTATGCTGCGACCGAATCCCAGATCCTGGAAATGTCCATGCGCCTGGCGGGCGCCGGGCACCAGGTGGGGCTCAGCGAAGCACAGATCCTGGGTTTTGCGACAGCCCTTTCCGCAGTCGGCATCGAAGCCCAGATGGGCGGTTCGGCCTTCTCCAAAGCCCTGGTCAAGATGGAAGTGGCCTCGGAGACCGGCGGCGAAGCACTCAAGGACTTTGCCAAGGTGTCCGGCCTCACCGCCCAGGGCTTCAAGCAGCTCTGGGACAGCAACCCGGCCGAAGCCTTCCAGGCTTTCATCGGCGGGCTGTCCAAGATGGATGAGGAAGGCGCCAGCGCCATCGCGACCCTAGCGGAGATTGGCATCGCGGAAGTGCGTTTGCGGGATACCTTGATGCGCGCCACCAATGCGACTGGGCTGTTCCGGGGTACCCAGGTGACGGCGAACAAAGCCTGGGCAGAAAACAGCGCCTTGGCCGTGGAAGCCAACAAACGCTATGCCACCACACAGAGCCGGCTCACCAACCTCAAGAACACAGCCCTGCTCTTCGCTCAGAAAGTAGGCGATGACCTGAATCCTGCCCTGCAGGGCATCATCGACCGAGCGAATGAAATGCTGGCTGCCTTCATGGGCATGGACGAGAGCCAGCGCATGGCCATCATCAAGTTCGCGGGCTTTGCTGCGGCCATCGGTCCAGCGCTCCTCATACTGGGCAAGACCATCGGGACGGTGGGCAAGCTATCCAGCAGCCTGGGCAAGTTCGCGCAGAGTATGGGCAGGTTCTCTGCCTCTATCACCACCGCCGGCGGCGGGCTGACCGGTTTCGTGAAAGTCCTGGCCTCCTCCCCGCTGGCTGTCGCTGCTCTCAGTGCGGCGCTCATCTATGGCGCGGTGCAGCTGGCCGACTATGCCTCCGGTGCCCGCAAAGCGCGGGAAGCCCTGGAGGGTATGGAAAAGACCGCTAAGGAATGGAAAGCAACCGCAGCCGATACCTTCTACTCAAAGGGTGGCTTGTCCCTCTTTGGCATGAGCGAATCGGACTTCGCACGGGACAAAGGGAGTGCCGCCGCCTGGATGAACGGCGTGCTGGGCGTCTTCGCGGATGGCAAGTCCAAGAAGGCAGCCGTCATCAAGGAATGGACGGACTCCTTCAAAGGACTCACAGGGGGCACACGGGACGCGCTCAAGGAACTGCAAGCCAGTGCAGCCAATTCGGGCTACACCTCGCTCTCAGATGGCATGCAGCAGGATATCCAAATGCTGGACAGCCTGGACAAGGAAGTCACCAAGCTGCTTAAACGCAGACAGTCCGGGAAGCTGAGCGATATGGACAAGATCCGCCTGAAGGAGCTGGTGGATGCGCGGGAAGCCATCGAGATTAAGTACAAGCTGACCGCGGCGGACACAGAAGGCTTCGACAGCATCCGGGCGAAACTGGAAGCCCAGCTGGCGCAGGCGCAAGCAAAGGGACAGTCTGGACTCGGGACAGGAGCCTATCAGGCAGCCATTGTGGCAGCGGCAGAAGGCATGGCGGCCGTGAACAGGCAGCTGGATGCGCAGTACGAAAAGGAGTACAGCCTGATCCAGCTCATGCAGACCGGCGCTGAAAAGGAACAGGCCATCGCGGCGCTCAATGCGCAGTACATCCAGGATCGCAAAGCGGCCGTCATGGAGTATGCCGCCCTGCTGGCCGAGGTTGTCATGCCCGTCTGGCAGACCGAGGACATCCAGCAGGTCGATCAGAGCATCGATGCCCTCTATGCCAAGCTCGGTGCCTACAGTGTGGCCGCGTCCAATGGCGATCAGCTGGGCATGGCCAAGGCACTGGAAGACATGAACAATCTGACCTCTGGCCTGGACGAAGGCAAGCTGGTCGAATACCTCGGCCTATTGACCCAGATCCAATCCCTCATGGACAGCGGGATGAGCGAGGAGGAAGTACAGAACCTCTTCCCGAACATCGACGTATCCAAGCAGATGGAGCAGGTCGCCTCACTCACCCAGTTCGTGAAGGACCAGAAAGACAATCTGAGCGGCCTGGGCACGATCTTCAAGGAATCTGTCCCGGAAGAAGTGCTCAAGATCGCCACCGACCTGGATATGACCGGCGCCAAGGCCAGGTGGGAAGAGTTCGCACTGAATCCCGGCGCGATCACCACCCAGGCCGTCATTGACGGGTACACGGAGGCCGAAACGGCCATCGCCCTGGAACCTAAGGTGACAGCCTTCATCGAGAAGTACACGGAAATACCCGAAGGCGCCAGCACAGCTGAGCTTAGCCCACAGGGGCTGGTGGCGTATGTGTCCAGTTATGCGGAAACTGTCCTGGGCGCGGACATGAACGGGCTCACCCCTACGAACATCATCGCCATGGTCACCGCCTACAAAGAACTGGCCGCCGGTGCGGATATATCGACCCTGAAGCCGGATAAGATCACAGCCTATATTGGCAAGTACCTGGAAAAGGAAAAGGTAGACACCGCTGGGCTGTCGCCCAAGGGGCTCACCGCCTTTGTGCTGGCCTATCAGGAATCGGCCGGCGGTGCGTCCATTGCAGCGCTGACACCAAGCGGTGTCGCGGCCATGGTGACCAAGTATCTTGAAGCGGAAGGCATCGACATCACTGGGCTCTCCTCGCCCCAGATTGACGCCATTGTCACAGCTTATGCAGAAGCAACCCATGTGGACAAGACAGCCATCAAGGCAGAGCTGGTGGCCCTGATCACAGCCTACAAAGACAAGGAAGGCGTGGTCAAACCTTCCTATATCGAGAGCCGGATCACCATCACGGGCTATGACCTGTCAGCTTACAACGCCTTTGTGGCCGCGAACCCTGTCACCCTCCAGGGCGTGGTGAGGCTGTCAGAAAAGTATGACGACCCGGATGATGTGCTCAAGGATCCCAAGGCGACCTTCTGGGAGAACGGCAAGGAGATCCCGGTCAAGCTGGTGCCCGAAAGCAAGATCGATGCGGACACGCTCATGGCCTATGCAGCCGACGGGACCATGCATGTCCTGATCACCCCACAGATCACCGGCGCCCAAGAAGCCATTGAGAAGGCAGCGGCCGAGATCACCACCCCGCAGGTGCAGATCAAGTTCGGCTGGCAGCCGACGACCACGCAGGCTGACTGGGGAACCATGCTCAACGGCCTCCTGGGCAGCAGCACCCTGGAAACCCTCCGAAGCCTGACCAGCGAAGTCCAGTACCTGACCAGCAACAAGGGCTCCATCACCACCCTGTGGAACCTCTTTGGATCTAGTACGAAGGGGGTAGAGAACAGCCTCAAAGCCAATGTCAGCGGCGGCACGCTCTCTGGCCTGCAGGCCTATGTGTCCGAAGTGGTCGCGGCTATCAAGACCGGTAAGGCAGTCAGCGATGGGGACATCCAGAACCTCAAGGACATCCTGGCCTTTGTTGAAGCGTTGGAAGTCGAAGGGGTAGGGACCAACATCGTGGCCGGCATCAGCGGCGCGATGGCGGAAGCCGGATGGGAGACGGATGCCGAGACCACGGCCGGTAACCTGGAGAAAGCAATTAACGCCGCACTGGGTATTCAATCGCCCAGTACCCGTATGGTCCCCGTCGGCCAAAATGTAGCCGCCGGGATCGGTCAGGGCTTCTCCGAGTATGACTTAAATCCGGAGACAATGACCCTGGCCACCCAACTCACGCAATTGGTTCAGGCCAGCTTTAATCCTGCCATGCTCTTCCCTTTCGGGGCTCTCGCAGCCCTTGGCTTGGGACTGGGCCTGATGAGCGTTTACCTGGCACCAGCCGCTAAGCTAGCCGCCGACCAGGTGAAGGGCGTGCTGACAGCAAACCTCAACCACTCCATCCTATTTGGCATAGGCCTGTCAGCCATGCAAGGCTTGAGCGGAGGCATCCTCTCCGGACAGGCCGGCGTTGTCAGCGCCATGGTTCAGGCGGCCAAAGCGGCAGTACTTGCGGCAAAACGTGAACTGAAAATCAACTCCCCCTCAGGCGTCTTCCGGGATGAGGTAGGCCGGATGGCCATGCGCGGCTGGGGCCAGGGATTCCTCTTGGAGAGCAAGGAACAGGCCAAAGTGGTCGCCAACGCGTCCAGGTACCTCACAGGGACAGCCAAGGAGAACGCCATTGCCTATGCCTCAAACGACAATCGCAAGACCTATCATCAGTCAAGCAGCGTGAACCTTTCAGGCAATACCTTCTATATCCGGGATGAAAAGGACATCCAGTCGCTGGCTATTGAAATCGCTGCCTTGACCAGACGGCAGCACCAGGGACGCGGGCTGCGGATGGCTTAACTCAAACTTGATATATTTCCGAGTTTATCTGATTTTCTCCGCGTACCAAAATGTGGTACGCGGAGAAGTCCGGCGTGTTACCTGCCAAAATATACTTGATATATTCCCAAGTTTGAGTGATCAATACGACAAGGAGGATGAAGACATGTTCAATGAATTTCCGGATATGAAGGTGGTCGACCGTCTGCGCAGGTTATACCCTGTTGGTACCCGGGTGGTTCTGGAGAAAATGGAAGATCCCTACACGAAACTCAAACCCGGTGATGGCGGTACCGTACTCTACGTCGATGATGCGGCAGGGATCCATATCAACTGGGATAATGGATCGAGTCTAGCAGCCATCTACGGTGTGGATGAGATCCGAAAAGTCTGAGAACAGTAATTGAAACTTCTCTTTGCGTTG